ATTTACCAAATGAAGTTGATCAAGTTTGGGCTGAAGCTTATACCCTGTTTGTAATGGGGGAAAGCTTACAACTTAGCAAGGAGGCCGAAGAGTTGGCCAATATGGCACGGGAGCAGCATAGAGAGGTTAATATGCGAGAAGGATTAATTAAGGAATTCCTTGACAGGCCTATCTTACCTGACTGGTATTCACTAGATAAGAATAAGAGGATTTCATTCCTATCCGGAACCTATACAGTTGATGAATCGCAACTGGTATTTAGAAATAAAGTATGTGCAGCTGAGATCTATGAAGAGTGTTTACGTGGAGACATCAAGTATATGAAACGACAAGAAGCTAAAGAGATAAATCAAATAATTAGTAATATAGTTGGGTGGGTTAAGGAAGAAAAAACATCAAGATTTGGAGTTTACGGCCCTCAAAAAGGGTTCCGTAGGGTGTAACTTTGGGGTGTAACTTTCTAATTTCAAAGTTACAAATCAAAAAATCAAATGTAACTTTGGTGTAACTTTGAAAAAATACAAAATGTGATTATATCAACGTTTATCCGTATCAAGTGTAACTTTAAATAGCTAAGTTTACACCCAAAGTTACACCTCATAAACGTTGGTATAATAGGCTTAAATAGAGTTTTATATATACTTTTGTAACTTTAAATTCCCTATAATTTATAAAAATAAAGAAAATATAGAAATTATAGGAATATATACCCCCTTATAAATCTATAATATCTATAATCTCTATGTTTTATATACTTATAGGGAAAAATAAAGTTACAAGTTACAAATTCAAATTTTGAAATTTTTAAAGTTAGCATGAGGAAAGAAAATGTTAGAAAGGCAAATTGAAAAATATTTAGTAAAAAAAATTAAGGATAGAAAGGGCCTATGTTTAAAATTTGAATCCCCTGGATATTCAGGTGTGCCTGACAGAATTATCATATTGAAAGATAAGCCGGTTGCATTTGTAGAATTGAAAAGGCCAATAGGTGGAAGATATTCAGCAAGGCAAAAATTAGTAGAAAGAGATTTTAACAGATTAGGCCAAACAGTTTATAAAGTAAAAAATAAAGAAGAAGTAGACATGTTAGTAGAGGAGTTGATATCGTGAGAGAATTCATCCCACACAAATATCAGTTAACAGCAATTAATCATGTTATCAATGTTCCAAAATGTGGGCTTTTCCTGGATATGGGATTAGGAAAAACAGTATCAACATTAACAGCAATTAAGGAATTAAAATACAATAGATTTCAAGTTAACAAAGTATTGATTATAGCACCTAAAAAAGTAGCTGAGGGAACATGGTCAAAAGAAAAAGATAAGTGGAACCATACAAAAGATTTTAGAGTTAGTCTTGTGTTAGGAAGCCAACAAAAGAGAATTAAGGCACTTAGCGTTAATGCTGATTTATATATTATCAATCGTGAGAATATTCCGTGGTTGGTAGATTATCTTAGAAATGACTGGTATTTTGATACGGTTGTGATTGATGAAAGCAGTAGTTTTAAAAATAGCAGGAGTAAGAGATTTAAAGCTTTAAAAATGGTATTACCAAAGATTAATAGGTTGATTGAGTTAACAGGTACTCCTAGCCCAAATGGGGTAGAGGATTTATGGGCCCAAATATATCTATTAGATCAAGGAACTAGATTAGAAAAATACATTACACATTTTAGGGCCAAATATATGGAGCCTAATAAAAGGAATAGAAGTCAGATTTTTGACTATAAAATAAAAGATGGAGTTTATGACAGTATCATAAATAAAATATCTGATATTTGTATAAGCATGAAGTCAGAAGACTATCTAGAATTACCTGATTTATCTTATAACGAGATCCCGGTAATTTTAAATGATAAAGCTAGAAGAGATTACGACAAAATGGAGCGTGATTTTGTACTTGAGCTTGAAGGTGCTGAGGATGAAATAACAGCGGTTAATGCAGCAGCATTATCTAACAAGCTATTACAAATAAGTAATGGGGCGGTATATGATAGTGCTGGAATATATACAGAGGTACACGATGCAAAAATTGAAGCTTTCCTAGAATTAGTTGAGAGATTGCAAGGTAAAAGTTTACTAGTGTTTTACAATTTCCAACATGACCGGGATAGAATCAAAAGAGCATTAGAAAAAAGTGATCTTGTTGTTAAAGAGTTGAAAACTACACAAGATGAGGATGATTGGAATGCTGGTAAAATTGATATTCTGTTAACACATCCAGCAAGTGCAGCTTATGGTCTTAATTTACAGGAAGGAGGAAACCACGTTTGCTGGTTTGGTCTATCATGGAATTTAGAACACTATCAACAGGCCAACAAGCGACTACACAGACAAGGCCAAAAAGAAAAAGTGATAATTCATCACTTAGTAACACAAGGAACACGTGATGAAGATGTAATGCGAGCCCTGGATAACAAAGCAGGGGTACAAGAAGAGATAATGCAAAGCCTGAAAGCTAGAATTAAGAAAGTCAAAGAGGGTGTTAAATAAATGGGTAAGAAGATTAAAAAGAACTCTTTCAGTTTACCAAAAGTAGGAAGTAAGAAAGAGAAGAAAAAAGTAGCTGAACAAGTTGCTGATGAATTTATTAAAATTCAACGGATGGAAGCAAGAGGAGAAATGCTAACAGAGTTTAGTCTTGTTTTAGCTTGGGTCTTAAGAGTTAATTATGGATTTGGTAAAAAACGGATAACAAGAGTAGTATCTGAAGTGTTTGAGCTTATGAGTGATACGAAAATGAAAGATTACGGACAAGATTTGTTAAGCATAAAAGATATAAATCCTCAGTTGAAAAATGAAGTCAAACTAGATGTGTTAGCATTGATTGACGAATTAGCAATAAAACATTTTAACAGGGTAAGCAAAGATGAAAAACGAAGTTGATAAGCTAATGAGAGAAAAAGGTGTTAGCAACAAAGAATTAGCAACTCTTACCGGACTACACGTAAAAACAATACGTGAAGTACGTAAGGGATTAACAATGACAAGGTATAGTACATTAAGAAAAATATATAAAGTATTAAAGGAGATTAAAAATAATGATTAAAAAAGTAATAAAAATTGAAACAACAAAAGAAATGGTAGCAAATGATATTAATGAATTAATTACAGGAAGTGACATAGATCAAGAGCCATTAGGGGATAATGAATATGTAGTAGATGTGCAAGTATTAAACGTAAATGAAACATTAATAGCATTAGTTAAGATAGGAGAGAAATAATGGATGATAGAAAAGAAATTAATGAAATAAAAGAAGTTTTGAAAGGTTTATTAGATAGATTGGATAAATTAGAAAACACAATACCTTTACCACTTGCATCATTTAAATATTATCAAGTGGACTTACCAGAAGATGGAGAAAGATTGTTCTTTATAGACAATGTGCAAAGTACAATATTAAGTAAAATTTTTAATATAAGTAATATGAATGATGTAAAACGTTTTGAAAATGGCTTATTTTTCGAAACTAAAGAAGAAGCAGAACAATATTTAAAAGAATGTAAGTTAATATTTAAACTGAAACAATGGGCAAAATTAAAAAATGACGGTTGGAAGCCGGATTGGGAAAAAGGGAATAAATACTATATTTTTTATAATTATAGTTGTTGTGAATTTGAAACTAGTTCAACTGTAATTAGTGATAATTTTAAAAAACTACCTTACTTTAAGTCTAGAGAAATAGCCCAAGAGTGTATTGACATTTTCGGAGATGAAATAAAAGAGGTGTTGTGCAATGAAGTGGAATAAATTAGAGGTAAAGCCGTTACCTATAGAAGAACAAACAGAACATAGTTATAAAACTATGTGGGTAGGTCCTGTGCCTGAAATTAATGAAGAAGTGTTGGTAACTGTTCCATCATGTAGAGGAGGGTTTGTTGATACTTATACTGATACATGGATGGAATTTGATAACGGAGTAGGGTTTGAATATACTGACGATAATATTATTTACTGGATGGAAATGCCAAAATATAACGGAGAATTAGAAGAATAAAGAGGTGTTAGTCAATGGATCTTAAAAGTTTAGGTTATGAAGTTAGAGAAAGTCGAATAGAAGGAATATTAAGAGAGATAAAAGAAGTTATATCAAACAAAGATATAAGATTTATAAAATTATCAGATATTCACGGAAGAGACATATATATCAATACTAATGAGATTATATCAATTCAAGAAGATAGTGAAGATATAGATAAAGGAACAATAACAAATATTACCGCAAGATGGGGGATGTTGTTAGTATTAGCAACACCTGAAGAAGTATTAGATGCTATTAAAAAAGCAGCAGTATAGAAATTAATAGAGCAGAAAAAGGAGAAATAGATGGATGCATTAGAACAACTTAAGCAAGTATTATTGTATAAAGAAATAGCAAAAGTTAACGGAGATGTTTTATTTTTAAAAGATGGAACAAGCGTCGAGTTTTACATGTCTGGTAATGATTGATGTGCAATAGCTTATGGCGACTGGAAGTTGCTAGAGAATTTTGAAGGCGTGATAACAGATGTAAAATTCAAAGCTACAGAAGAGTATTTTTACGGTACAACAAAAAAACTTTTTATAACTATATTACATAATCAAAACGAAGTAGCACAAGCAGAGTGCCATGCAGATGACGGGAACGAAGGCTATTATTACTCTGTTTTGTCTGTACGTGTAACAGGGATAGACGGAAAACAAATTGATGATTTTACATTATTAGAAGCTTAAGAAAAGAAAGGAGAAATAGATGAAAGATAAGCAAGAAAGATTATCTAATCTCAAAAAAAGATATTTATCGCAAATATTCTACATAAAAGAAATAATAAGAGCGAATGAAGAAAAAATAAGAGAAAAAAGAGATCTTTTAAAAAATAATATTAAACCTATTGATTATGCGAAAGAACAAATCAAAGGTGGTAATAAGTACAGTTGGGAAAATCTAATACATGAAGTGGATATGCTTGAAAGAGAGCTGTTTGATAATACAGTTAAGCAGGTTAAAAAAGAAAGAGAGATCTATAATTGTATTGACAGTGTAAAAGATTACCAATATAAACTTTTATTACAGCTTAGGTATTTTAATTGCAAAGATTGGATTGAAATAGACCAAATAATGGGAATTGAAGCCAATACGAGAAACAGAAAACATTCTGAAGCTTTACGAGTAATTCAAATTGACAATTTACCTAAGAATTTCCCCAAAAGTAAGTAAAAGTAAAAAAAAGTAAAAAAAGATAAAACAAAGTAAGAAAAGATAAACAAAAGTAAGTAGTATAGTGATATAATGGTAATGTGAGAGTTTAACGGAGGAGTTAAGGTACGGTTGATATTTTTCTCTTTTAAAATTTTTAGTTAATACAAATTACAAATTTCTTTTAATTGCTGGTTATAAAAAGAAATTGATGTTGAACACGCAAAAAGTGTTATTAAATTCCCCCGTTAAACAACTTGCTAAACATACATTGTAAGAATTTTCATAAAATACTCCAACTTATTATTTATTATAATATGTAAGAAAGCACTGTAAAAGGTGCTTTTTATTTTTGAGAAGAGAGGCTGGTGGTGGAAAATTGAAAAAATTAACTTTGAAACAACAAAAATTTGCTGATGAGTACATCATTAGCGGGAATGCTGAACAGTCAGCTTTAAAAGCAGGATATTCAGCTAATTACTCAAGAAAACAAGCTCATAAGTTGTTGGCAAATGTGGGCGTAAAAGCTTACCTTGATGAAAGGTTGTCAGAACTTAATTCTAAAAAAATAGCTGACCAGCAAGAGGTGTTGGAATTCTTCACAGCTGCAATGCGGGGGGAACTAACCGAACCAATGGCAATAGGATTAGGAGATGGAGTACAACAAATAATTGAAGTTAGGCCAAACATAGCAACTAGAAAAAGTGCTGCTGTTGAGCTTGCTAAAAGATATGGATTATCAACATCTAAAGTTGATGTAAATGTTAAGAGCGAAAATAAACTTGCTGGGATCTTACTACAGCTAGAGGATGATAAAGATGAGTGATTTCATTCTATCTCCTAAATATAAAAAGTTTCTAAAACATAAAGCCGAAGCTGAAGCATTAGAAGGAACTACAGCAGCAGGTAAAACTACAGTAGGTATTGTTAAGTATATGTTGGCAGTAGCAAAGAGCAAACAAAAGCTGCACTTCATCAGTGCTAAATCTGTAGGGGATGCTGAAAAGAATATAATTAACTCAGACTTAGGAATTATAGATGTGTTTGGAGAGTATGTTGACTATAAAGGGAACGGAGATTCTAAATATAAGATCCCTCACATCAAATACGACACTCCGAACGGAGAAAGAATTATATTTATATTAGGATATTCATCAAAAGATAAGTGGGAAAAAGCATTAGGTTCACAGTTCGGTTGCGGTTTTATAGATGAGATTAACACAGCTGATATGGACTTTGTACAAGAAGCTACTATGCGATGTGATTATTGGATATGTACAATGAACCCTGATGATCCTACGTTACCTATTTATGCTAGATACATAAATAGATTCAGAGCTTTACCACAGTATGAATATGACACACCTCAAGAGATACGAGAGATGCTAACTGAACCGGAACATCCTAAATGGACATACTGGTTTTTTTCTTTTGACCATAATTATGGATTGACAGAAGAAAAGAAAGAAAAGATTAAAAGTACAGTTGCTGTAGGTACAAAGCTTTATAAGAACAAAATTCAAGGCTTGAGAGGACGAGCAGAGGGATTAGTATTTAGTATGTTTGATAGGAAGCTTAACGTAATTACTGAAGAAGCTGCACGCAAAAAGCAATACATCAGATACTCTTGTGGGGTTGACACCTCATACTCTGAAAAGACTGAGGACACAATATCATTTATCTTTCAAGGTATCACTAGCAATGGAGAGTTGGTAATACTTGAAGAGAAGAATTACAACAATAAAGATTTTAATAACAGCAAGATAGCACCATCAGACGTAGCAGTTAAGCTGCATAAGTTCCTGGATTATTGTAAAGATAAGTGGGGCTTCTGTAGAAAAGTTTACATAGATAACGCTGACCAAGCTACAATGATGGAATTACTAAAGTATAAATCAAGAAAAGGATTGATATATGAATTTCTAAACGCTGATAAACGTGTAACAATAATCAATAGGATTAACACATCAAGCGGTTGGATGAAGAACCTAAAATACTTGGTTGTGGATAATTGTGAAGAACACATAAGAGAGTTAAATATATACTCTTGGAAAGAAGACAGGGACGAACCGGAAGACAGGAACGACCACACAATTAACGCAAGTCAATATGGATATATACCATATATCAAACTAATAGGACAAGAGAATAAAAAAGACAGTCAGTACAAGACACTAATGGCTGGATTTGGGAAGGAGTGATTAAATGGCTTATACAGAAACATTTGTAGATAGCACAGGAAAAAGTAAAAATCTTACATTCAGGTTTCACAGAGAATCAAGATTAAGATATAGAGTTGATAACGTAGAAGAGTTAATACTGGATGGCTATAAAGTCTTAAGAGAGTTTATATCACATCACAGCACAGTTCAGAAACCAAGAATACAAGAACTGTATGACTATTCAGAAGGTAATAACCACACAATATCAATTAAAGATAGACGAAGTGAGCAAGATATGGCTGATACTAGAATTATTCATAATTTTGGTAAAAGCATTGCAGTATTTAAGCAAGGATATTTAGTAGGTAAACCTATTCAGGTTGAATATGATGATGGAGAAGACAACAGCACAACAGATGAGGTGCTTAGAGAGATAGCAAAGGTTAATAGCTTTCATGACTTAAACAGAATGCTAGTACTAGACTTATCTAAAGTAGGTAGAGCATATGATTTAGTTTATCGCTCAATGTCAGACTTAACAAAAGTAAAAAGGTTAGATCCTTTAAGAACATTTGTGATTTATGATAACACTCTAGAAGATAATCTGTTGGCAGGTGTTAGATATTACTCAACAGGATTATTTGATAACAAACAGCATTTTGTAGAGCTATATTTAAACGATAGAATAGTTAAGCTGCAAGAGGTAGACGGTGCATATCAGGAGATAAGCATTGAACCTCATGTGTTTAGAGACGTTCCAATTACTGAGTATTTAAACACAGCTGATGGAATGGGGGATTATGAAAGTGAACTAGCTTTGATAGATTCATATGATGCAGTTCAATCAGACACAGCTAACTATATGACTGATACATCAGATGCAATACTTGCTATATTTGGTCAAGTAGAATTTCCGGATGATGTGGTTGGAGATAGTGCTAAACAGGTTGAGTACATGAGAAGAATGAGACGTGCTAGACTGTTACAGCTAAAACCTCCTGTAGATGTTAATGGGAATGAGGGAACAGTGGATGCTAAGTATTTATATAAACAGTACGATGTTAACGGAGTAGAAGCATTTAAGAAAAGAATAGTTAACGACATTCACAAATATACAAACACTCCTGATTTAACTGATACTAATTTCA